GGCTTCGTCTGGGTCGGATGGATATTCTTGTGCCATTTGCCAGTCAGGCAAGTCACGCTTCTTGGCTTCGTACCATTCTTCGTCACGGTCGCCAGCAGACCAGGGGAAGAAGATTCCCGTAAATCTATTTGTGTTGGTTTGAGAACCAACCCATAGTTCGTGGAATATGTTGCCTTCACCGTTAGCTGTAGACAAACAGATAACGCGACCACCAACGTCGGCAACTGGTTCAATAGACGCCCAAGCTTCGCTTGGGTTTGGCAAGAACGCCATCTCGTCAATGATTACCAAAAATACGGATTCACCTCGGGCTGGGTCGTTGCCTGACGGCAGCGACTCAACCGCAGACTCGTTAGCGAACACAATCTTAAGTTGGTTATCGGAAAGCAACTCTGGACCATGTTTGCGCATCCATGCCGGCAACATCTTGTAACCGTACTTTGATTTTTGCAGCAACTTGGCTGCTTCGCGTTCTGTGCGCGAAAGCATGACGATAAATCTGTCAGGCCAAAAGAAAGCCAACCAAAACGAATATGCAGACGCAAGAGTAGAGAACCCAATCTGTCGTGCCTTCAAAACTATTGAGTATCGAGTGGACAACCATGTGGCAATTGTTTCTCGTTGCGCATCACGCAACTCAAACTTGATACGACCCCGTTCAGGGTGGCGTATCATCCAATAGTTGGAACAGAAATATTCAAATGCTTCAACCTGTTGTTCTAAGGTTGCGTCCTCAGGACCTTTACATTTTCTCCATTCCTTCTCGTTGAGAAGGTCGGATAATTCCATTACTTCTTCTTGGTCTTAGTTCCAAACGCTGCGCTAATTTCTGCTGATGTAAGCTCGCCATCAACTGACGCTGCGGCAAGTTTCTGTACAACACCAAACAAGGCTGTAAGTCCTGCAACACCAGCCGACTTAATCACATCAACACCGAGGATTGCTCCACCTGTGATGATTGGTAATGCGCTGGCAATAAACAACGATACAAGTCGTTGTCCAAGGTCTAGGGCTTTTGCAATTGCTGAGTTCATTTTTCATCTTTCTGACTTAGGGTTATTACGGAATGAAGAACCACGGCAGTACCTGTCAAAAACACAGCCTGACGAAAAGTGGGTCCAGACAAGGTAATCAATACCATGCCTGTGCCCGCCCAAGTCCAAGTGTTCTCAGCTAGATAGTTAAGTAGTTTCTTCATAATTTACCTGTCTTAATATGGACACTTGGTAACATCGTTAACAAGGACCCAATAACTACAAGGGTTCTACGGGTGCGAACCGGCACGTTAGAGCCGGTTGGCACATATTCATCAAATTTAGAACTAAAAATATCAATAGTTTTTTCAAAAGCTTGTTTGATTTCTGTTGGCGCTTCCTGAATGGCTTCAGTAAACGCCTCCAACTGTTCCTCAGACAGTTCGTCTACAACGATTTGTTCAAAAAGTTCTTCAGCTTGAGTTTCGGTAATAGCAGCCAAAACTTCAGGGCTTGATGCTATTTTCGTTGCTTGGGACGAGGTGATATCCGCGGCTAAGACTTGGGTAATAGCCTCCACAATCTGTTGAGGTGCGGCTTCGGTAAGGGTTTCTAAGATTTGTTCTACTTGTTCGTCAGTGACGGGTTCATCTTCGATGACTTCTTCCAATACTTCTGTTACTTGTTCGTCTGCTACAAGTTCGGGTAGAGTAATAGGTGATGAATCCGTTTCTTCTAATAGTGTTGTTTCTGTTATATATTCCGGCAGCTCTATTGTGTCTTCTGGCTGTTCTGTTTCGTCAAGAACAGGCCCGACTTCGTAGTCGGGAAAAAATGTCTCAGGAATGGTTGTCTCGTCAGGCTCGTAAGGTTCTGAATCAGGATTATTGGGATGAGGCTCGTCAGGATAGGTTGTAGATGTTTCGGGTTCGGCAACTGTGGTTTCGGTTACGGGTGTGGTGGGTTCGGGTTGAGTCTCAATGGTGGGACTAGTAGTAGTGGTTTGCGGGGGAGTGTAGGGTGCTTGCGTTGTTGTCGGAGCTGGTTGAGTTGTTGTGGTCGTGGTTGTCGTTGTACTTTCAACTGATGTGGTTGTGCTTGTCTGAACTGGCTCTGTGGTTGTGGTCGTTGATATGGGAAGGGTTGTCGTAGATGTCGAAGTTGTTGTGGTCGTTGAGGATGTGGTTGTTGAAGTTGTTGTTGAAGTTGTCTGCGAAACTGCGCTAGTTGTAAACGCTTCGTCTGGCACGATTGTCCAGTCGCCGTCATCTATTTTCCAAGCAAGCATTAGGCAGGCTGCCCCGCCATTTTCATACATAAATAATTGAAGTGGAACAGTTCCAGTATCAACTTCTAGTTGATTTGACATACTCCACGAACAACCTTGGTCATTCCAAACACCAAATGTATTACTACCAATTGTTATCTCTCCGCCATCATCGTGAGCCAACATAAACTCAATTGTGTTATGTTCAGGAATTGTAATAAACCCTGCCATATGAACCATAAACAAGTCGCCTGTGCAATCTTCGTACGGTTCACCGTCATAACTGCGGTTAATATTGTTTTCTATTTCTGAACCACAAACAGGATATTCTGTAGTGGATTGAACTGGTGGAATTACATCAATCGTGTAATAGGTTGTTGTTAAACCCGCAACTGGTTCTGCGTTAGCGTTTTGCGGTGTAACCGCAAACAGGATTGCTGGTAGCGGTATAAGCCACCTTGTTAGATTGCGACCCACACTTTAAGGCTCGACTATTTCTATCCATTGTTGGTTTGGTTCAAACCACGCATACCGTTTGCCATCTGTTGGTTTTGGTGTTGGCGGCTGCCAATCATGGTTCTCGTCAAGTGTCCACGATGGATATGGTTGTGGTGCTACGAACACATCGGCAGCTGCGTCATAGGTGTAACCAATACCTGCGTATTGTTTGCGAATGTTGTTGTTGTAACTAGTGCGTTTGCAGGTCAGCCCCGAGTGCCACGGTTGATTCTCATAGAACTGTTCCCAAGCCTCAGATGAACCACCCACCTCAACACCGTTGTCAAGTTGCGTCACTGTTTCATCAACGCCCGTAATTACTTTGACCACAACATTGTTTGTGTCTAGAAATGCGTAATGTGCCATATATATTCTCCTATCTTAAGCCCAACTCACATTACCGCTACCTGCGGTAATTGTTGTGATTTTAAATGAACCATCGGTCGCTGTTGAACCAGTAACACCAGCACCTAAAGTAATTGTGTATACATCTGGATATCGCAACATAATTCTGCCGCTACCACCCGATTGACCTGTTGTGCTACCACTACCGCCACCGCCACCACCACCACCAGTATTTGTGCTACCAGCAGTTCCAGCACCACTAACAGGACCAGTTCCTTTACCTCCACCACCTGCGCCACCTGCGCCACCATCAGTGCTACCACCATAACGAGATTCATAACCTCCTCCTCCGCCACCTGCGTAAGTTGCAGAAGTTCCAGAAATACTTGTTGCTCGCCCAGCACCACCATTGCCACCACTACCTGCTGCTGACGCACCACCGCCACCACCACCTGGACCATTATTGCCAGCAGTACCATTCGCACCAGCAAAACCTTGGTTTGTCGTACCTGCCGCACCACCTTGCGCCGTACTGCCGCCGCCACCACCAGAACCACCTGATTGCGCCCCTACGATTGAACCACCATTCCACGCACCACCACCGCCGCCGCCAGTTGAAGTAATTGTACTAAACACGGAGTTGCTACCGTTGCTGTTTGTACCACCACCACCACCAATGGTTACTGTATAATTTGTTGCTTTAGCAAGAGTTAAGGTTGTTTCAACAGTTCCTGGACTACCACCAGAAGCGGTAACGGTACAACGATATCCACCACCGCCACCACCGCCGCCTTGTTCGGCTCCACCACCGCCACCACCACCAGCGACAACAAGATAATCAACTGTCAGTGGCAATACATATTCATCGCCTGTCGGCATCCAAGCAGAAGTATAAGTAGAAACTCTGGCACGAGGTGAAAACGGTCTAGTCATTTAAGCCCAACTCACATTTCCTGTGCCTGTGGTAAATGTAGTTATTTTTTTTGTGCCGCTAGTCGCTGTTGAACCCGTTAAACCTGCACCGATAGTAATTGTGTATTCGGCTGGATAAGAAAGAATAACGATACCACTACCGCCCGATGCCCCGCTAAATACATTTGCGCCACCACCGCCGCCGCCACCGCCAGTATTTGCTGTGCCTGCTGTTGGTGCGGTAGTGGATTTGTATGCGCCGTTACCGCCACCGCCTACACCGCCTGCTGCTGCGCTTGGTGCAGTCCCGTTTACATGTGTTTTGCCGCCGCCACCGCCGCCATAAGCCACACTAGAACCTGTAATTGAAGTATAAACACCTGCGCCGCCAGGTCCACCGTTATCACCATTTGAACCACCAACAGCACCAGCACCACCACCACCATTACCACCTAGATAACCGCCTTGTGCGCCACCTGCATAACCTTGATTAGCCGTACCTGCACCCGCAGCCGCACTACCTTGGGACCTGCCACCACCGCTGCCACCTAATTGACCGCTTATGCCATTACCACCACCGCCGCCACCGCCACCTGTTGATGTAATCGTGCTAAAAACTGAATTTGAACCGTTAGCACCTTGAGCATTATTAGCACCTGCACCGCCGCCACCGATAGTAACCGTGTAATTTGTGCTGGCAGTCAATGTTAATGCTGATTCAACTGTGCCAGGACTGCCACCTGATGCCGTAACTGTGCAACGCAAACCGCCAGCACCACCACCCGCACATTCATAGCCAGGCGAAGTATTGCCACCACCACCTGCACCGCCAGCGACAACCAAGTAATCAACAACTAGGGCTGGTAATACATATTCATCGCCTGTCGGCATCCAAGCCGAAGTGTATGTGCTAACCCGTGAACGGTTATCAAACCGCATAACTTAAACCGTAATCTGGTTTACATACCCGTGAATACAAATCACATTCGCTGTCGCAGCAAACGCCTTAACAACAAGCGCAGTCGCATTACCTTTAATCAACAACCCAGGAACAACCAAAACAAGACCCGACTCGGCAACAACACTAAGTTCAATGTTGCCATCAGGTGCTGTTGCTTCGCCCCATTCAATCGTTAATTTGACATTTGAAGTAGAAGTGTTTACCGCATACAACCAAACCTCATCAAGAGTCGTGGTTGTAGTTGAACCAGTATGAATCGTTGTACCAGCCGTAGCAGTCTGAGCAACCTTAATCGCTTTACCGTCTGTGCTACCTGAAAGAATTTTCTTAGTGAATGTTGCCATTTGTTATCTCCTAATAAGTGGTTAAATCGTTCCCTACGAGAATACTGCACCCTCAACAGGGTTATAAGCCGCCACAGGTGCGCTGTTTACCCATGCTGAACCGTTGTACGACAACAACTGTCCACTAGAGACAGATGTTATTGTTACATCGGACAGGTTGTCCAAACTTACTGCGCCAGCAGCCGTGCTCGCTGCGCTATCAGCATAAGCCTGTGTAGCCAAAGTGCCAGTCTCATCAGGCAAACTAATAGTTCGGTCAGCGGTTGGGTCTATGACTGTTAAAATGGTTTCATGGTCATTGTTTGTTGTGCCCTCAAACTCAATGTTGTGGGTAGCAGGCAAATGAACACCGTGAATATGAACACGGCTAGCACCGCCGGTATTTAAGCCCTGTGCGGCAATAGCAACAGACAATTCTTCGGCAGTAATCTTTTTTGTTTCAGTAGCCGAAACATCAACGACAGCAAAAACATCTGTGTCGGCAACATCAGCGCCAACCAGCGCCGTTAGAGCCGTTATCTTTTTATCAGCCATTGCCAATCTCCATCAAAATGAATCCTTCATCCTCTAAGAGAAAATCGTTACCATCTTCAAGCTCAAGGTTCGACACAGCAAAGTCCGGGTCGTTCCAGTAAGAGTTAGCCAGGTCGCCGCGAGTGGTGCCTACAGCACCAGTAGCGGCATAAAACTCATAACCAAGAGTGTCACGGAAGTTGTAGCCGTTGTCTTGGGCAAAAGCGTACATCATGTCGCCCAGCGTAGACAGCGTTGGGTATTGCGCTTTTAGCGCAACATACATTGCGTCATTGGTTGTAGTCATTACACCACCTTGAAGTTACGTCGCGACTTCTCATGGGCAGCAATCTGTCCAATGAGTTCATCGAGCTCAGAGTCGGACAACTCCGTTGCTTTCTTATTAGATTGAACCGTTACCGTAGGTGGCAACATACGGTTGGTGGCTTGTAGGTAAAGTTGGGCTGACTTGGTGTCACCCTCTAGGGCTTTGTTGTAAAGTGTGTCCAGAAGCTTTTGTGTACGCTCTGGCGAACCCTGAATGTCGTCCACACGCTTTTTCCACTCGTTGAGGAAAACTTCTTTTTTCTGCCAGCGTCGTAGCGTTGTTTCATCTACGCCATGTTCAATGGCGTACTTGGCTTTGGAGGCTGGCACCCGCTCCGAGGGAGCGGTGCACAGCCAGTCAAGATAATTTTGTTGTGCAACTGTGAGCGTTGCTTCTTCTATTGCCATCAATGTGTACGCACTTCGTTACGCATGTAACGCTTGGGGGGGACTATAGGGGGGGAAACGGAAAAACCCGGTTTCCCCAACTGGTGCAACCGCGGCGCTTATAGCGCAAGCGGTTGAACGTACACAAGTCAGGTTTAAGGAGAGCTATGCAAAAGAAGCACCCAGGCTTCAAAGCAGTACAGGGCAAGATAGCCAGACAACAAGGCGTCTCCAAAAAAGCAGCTGGAGCCATTTTGGCTAGCGCAACAAGAAAAGCTTCTAAGTCAGCTAAAGCAAAAAATCCAAGATTAAAAAGAGTTAAGTAAACCCTAAGGAGAACCATGCCATACAACTACCGTCAACTTGATAGCCACGCTTCGGCAACGCCGAAGTCGGGAACAAGCACATCAACTTACCCACCGAAGGTTAAAGGCAAAAGCTCTAAGGTTAAGAACCCAAAGGCAATGGTTAAAGAGTACAAGTAATGGCGAAGACTGCCGCATGGCAACGCAAAGAAGGCAAGGACCCAAAGGGTGGGCTAAACCGCAAAGGTATAGCTTCTTATCGTGCCCAGAACCCTGGTTCAAAATTGTCAATGGCAGTCACAACAAAACCAAGCAAATTAAAGCCAGGCTCAAAAGCTGCCAAGCGGCGCAAATCGTTTTGCGCACGAATGGGTGGCATGCCAGGCCCAATGAAAAAACCAAACGGCAAGCCAACCCGTAAAGCCTTAGCGCTCAAGAAGTGGAACTGCTGATGGCAGCAAAAAAACCAATTAAACGTAAACCAAC